TCCGGACTACAAGGTCATTATCAAGGGTGGACGGGAGATCCTTTTTGAAGCCAAGTACACGGACTCTGACCGCGTTGAGCAAAACCGTGTCGGTGAACTTCAAACCGAGTATATGAACCGCCATCAGAGCTTGGGCGCTCGATGCTATGTGCTTGCCGGTTTCGGTACCGGCGCCGCCTATCGTGTGCCTTGGGATGTATGGGTGAACATGAAAGCCCATTTCGGCCACAAGTATGTGACCGAGCAAGATATTCAGCGGTACAAGCTGAGTGTCTCATGGAACGGAATATTTTTACTGCTCAATTAAGGAGGAAATTATGAGCGAAATAAGCAAGTATGAAGCCTATAAGAAAAAGCTGGATGGAATATGCAACGAGAACGACCTGGTGTTCCGCTTTGTGAACAACACATACCCCATTACTTTGACCATCCGCCCTGTATCTGGCTTGGGTGAGCAGATGTCCTTGTTGGAGTCTGCAGAGGACGACTACATAAGCCCCGATGCCTGCATCGTATTCAGCTTCGTGGACGGTGCGGTGTTCTACAAGACCTATGGCCGTTTCCCCATAAGCGAGACCCTGTTCAACAAAATCAAAAACCTCTTCAAGAATATGCACACCTGCTGGTTGCAGTATTTCTTCCGCTCCGCTATTCAGAACGGCGCTCTCAAAAGCGGTGCTATGCCGGTCATTGATGAAGCCGAGGCAGAGGATACCGAACCTGCCCCCGAGAAAGTACCCGAGGACAGTGAGGATCCTGATGGCATGACCTTTGACGAATACCTCATCAAAGAAGCAACCGCCATTGTACGCGCCGAGAATAAGGCTACCACAAGTCTGCTCCAGCGCCGCCTCAATCTCGGTTTTGCAAAGGCCAGCCGTCTGATGGACGAGCTTGAGCGTGTCGGCGTAATTGGCAGCTACAACGGCTCCGGCCCTCGTGAGGTGCTGCCCTTCGATGTCCCCGATGATGATGAAGGCGGTGAGCTCAATGGCTAATGTCCGCAATGCCAAGAAGTACACCTCCGATGCTATGCAGGCTTCTCTGGAACTTGACCGTGAGACCTACAAGAACATCAAGCACATGGACAAGGTTACCCTCAGCAACTACCTCGTTTCTGTTTACAAGAGAGGCTATGAGGCTGGCGTTAAGTCCATGAACGATGTAATCTCCGCGGCCGCTCCCAAGGTTGCTGTGCCTGAAGCTATCAAGACGGAGGAATAAGCTATGGGGAAAACCGTCCGTCACCTCAGAGGAGAGGGCCAGAGAAACATTATCAAACTGCTCAACACCCTTGAAGCGCGTCACACACGATGGCAGCTGTGGCAGGATTTCATAGTTATGTCTGCTATCAGCATTTCAAACCTCGTGGACGTGGCTCATCGGGAGAAGCGTGAAGAAATGTATCTGACCATTGCAAAGAAATACTCCGAAAAGGAAATGGCCGTATTCCCCGAAATGCTGTCCGAAGTTGTGAAAAGCATGGAGGAAAACCCCGACCAAGATTTCCTTGGTGAGCTGTTCATGGCTCTTGAACTTGGAAACGATTGGAAAGGGCAGTTTTTCACTCCGTATTCAGTGTGCCGTGCTATGGCGGCAATAACACTCGGCGGTGAGGGCTTAAAAGAAAAGCTCAGCCGTGAGCACTGGATATCCGTAAATGACCCCGCCTGCGGCGCCGGCGCTCTACTCGTGGCTTTTGCCAATGAGTGCCGACGCCCGGGCAATGATGTTAACTTTCAAAGCTCTGTGCTTTTCGTAGCTCAGGATATAGATTTTCTCGCCGGCTGTATGTGCTACATACAACTGAGCCTGATGGGATGCCCCGGCTATGTAGTTATAGGCGATACCTTGTGTAATCCATCCACAAGCTATGATGGCCGTGGGCTTATCCCGAGGGACGATGGAAATGTGTGGTACACACCATTCTACTTCCGTCCTGAATGGCATTGGAGAAGAATTGCAGCGCAGATGGACATGCTGTGCAGAACAGCGGTTCCGCTGGTGGAGGCAGAAGAGCCGCACCCGGAGCCGCCGCGTCTTGTAGAGCCGCCTTTGGCCGAAACCGAGACTGGGCAGCTGACTTTGTTTTAAGGAGTGCGTGGATGAGAAGATGGACCGAAGAGGAATATCAGTTCGTTAAAGACAATTGTGGCAAGCTCTCCAATCAGCAGATTGCCACGGCTCTCGGCAGAACTTATAGTTCTGTCAATCTGGCCCGTGCCAGACTTGGGCTTGTTGAAAAACAGCCGCCTTGGACAGAGGACGATAAGGCTTATGTGGTTGCTCATAAGGACAGCATGATGGATAGCGAGATTGCTGCTGTTCTTGGCCGAAGCGTTGAGAGTGTAAGCACAATGAGAAGAAAGCTCGCCGGCTGCAAAAAACGCAACTGGACACCGGAGGAAGAAGAAACCCTCCGCACTTTCTGGGGCACGATGACAGTCGAGGGTTTGTGCAAAAAGCTGGGTAGGAGCCGCAACGCCATTATGGTGCGCGTTAACAGACTTGGCTTGCCACCATATTTAGAAAGCGGTGATTACATTACCGTCAATCAGCTGCACAAGGCTTTCTGCGGAACGAACTTCTATACCTACCAGTTGAAAAGCTGGGTCAATGACAGAGGAATGCCTATCCACAACAAGCGGCGTGGCAAGAACACATACAGGGTGATCTACCTTGACGAGTTCTGGGAGTGGGCAGAGAAACACCGCTCATTCCTGGACTTCTCCAAGCTTGAGCCCCTTGCTCTCGGTGAAGAGCCGGCGTGGGTAGTTGAGCAGAGGCACAAGGATTTCAAAGCCAACGCCCTGCAGAGGAAAGACCCTTGGACACCCCACGAGGACAGCAAGTTAAAAGCTCTGCTCAAACGGCACAAGTACGGATATGCCGAACTATCCAAGATGCTCAACAGGTCTGCCGGGGCCATTCAAAGGCGCTGCACCGACCTTGGATTAAAAGAACGCCCGGTGAAAGCCGATAACCACGGCGAAGCCTCCAAATGGACAGAGGCCATGTACACCATTCTTGCGGACGGCATCAGGAACGGAGACAGCTACTCCTCGATGGGAGAAATGATAGGAAAATCTGAAAAAGCCGTCAGGGGCAAGGTCTACACGGTGTATTTGACAGAGAACGCCGACAAGATTCGCCCTATGCTCGGTGATGGGCCGTGGGGCAGCGGAGCACCCATCCCCACCGTAAAGCAAGCTGTTCACCTGAGTAACCACCGCACCGAGACTAAAGCTCAGCTCTCCGCTCTTGCCGGTATTCTCAAATATAGGATGAACGAGTTGGGTTATGACCCGTACTGGCAGCGCCACATGTGCCTAAATTGGGATTACATGGAGGGCTGCACTGCTAACTGCACGGACTGTGACTCCTGTACAGAGTTCAGGAGAATTCCCCCTCAGTACTGTGCCCGATGCGGCATCACCTTCTTTGAAAGAGAGGAAAACCGCTTTTGCAAAGACTGCCGCATAGCCAGAAAAAAGAGAGCTCAACGGCACTGGATGCGCGTCAATGAGTTCTCCCGAAAATAAAATAGCCGCTATCCGCGGCACGAAAGGAGCAAATATGGCAAAGAAGAAATTGAACACCCGCTGCCCTCTGCAGGTGGAGTGTGAGCGTAAATGCACCTACGAGGGTCACGAACTGGACTGTGACTATTATTTCAATAACGCTGTCGGTGAAGACAGGACCATCGAAGACCAGGAGCTTATCCGGGCAGAGAGGGAACGCGAAGTGTACGAGGCCGAGTATGAGGCCGAGCTTGCGGCCGTCGATGAGGAAGACCATTTACCTGATGCCACGAAAATGGTCTATCTGCCCATTGACCGCCTGCACCCTCATCCTGATAATCCCCGAAAGGATGTAGGCGATGTGTCAGAGCTGGCCGAGTCCATCAAGGCTAAAGGCGTTCTCCAGAATTTGACTGTAGTTCCCGGTCACTATCTTTCGGATGAGGAAATGAAAAAAGGCTATGCGGAATACGCCGCCAAGCCGAGTGAGGAGCTGCGTGTAATTCTGAATAGGCGGTGGACAAATGCAGACTACACAGTGCTCATTGGCCACCGTAGACTTGCGGGAGCAAAGCTTGCTGGCCTCACAGAATTGCCCTGCTCCATCGTGGAAATGAGCATTGAAGACCAGGTTGCCACAATGCTTGTTGAAAACATGCAGCGTTCCGACCTCACCGTGTACGAGGAGGCCAAGGGCTTCCAGATGATGCTCGACCTCGGCAAGAGCGTGAAAGAAGTCTCTGACATGTCCGGCTTTTCTGAGTCCACTGTCCGCAAGCGTGTCAAACTGGCTGAGCTTGATGAGGCCAAATTCAAAAAGGCCGTTGACCGCGGCGCCACTCTGTTCGACTTCGCAGAGCTCGACAAAATCGAAGATCCTACTACTAAGGACAAGCTCCTTGACAGTATAGGCAAGGCCGATTTCCAGAATGAGCTCAAGCGTGAGCTTGAAAAACAGAAGGACAGAAAAAAGCTCGAACACTACGTAGAGGAAGTTTCCAAATGGGCTGCCCCTGCCGATAAAACCGAGTGGGGCAATGGGCATAAAGTTGCAAAGGTCGGCAATGACACCATAGAGGTTGACTATGTCAGAAATTACGGCACTTACGGCAGTTCAACAGCTGTTGTAGAAAAGCCTGATGATGCAGACGAACGCCGGTATTTCTTTATCAGGTCTTCTTACAGTGTCGATATATATGCCGAACTGACAGAAGCTCTCCGGGCAGAAAAAGCTGCCCAGGACGCCGAACGACAGGAAAAACGCGACCGTGAGGAAGCCATAACGAATGAATTCCGAACCATTACTGCAAGGCATTACCAGCTTCGCCGTGATTTCATTCTGAACTTCAACCAGTTCAAACAGAAGTCTGTAGAAGTTGCAGAATTCATAAGTGATACCATGGTCATGTACGGCATGGAGCGCCGCTATGGTAGCGAAGACATAGAACTGCTTTCCGAACTCCTTGGCGTACCTCTGAATGAAGCCGAAGATAGTCTTGATTATCACGAGTTTCTCAGAATTAAAAAAGAGTTTCCTGAGCGCACTATGTTAATCATAGCCTTTTGGCTCAGGGACGATGCTGATGAGGGGTACTGGCAGAACAGGTGGGATTCAACGCTTGCCGCCTATCGCAGAGTTTTCAACGAGAACGAAAACCTCTCAGAAACATACCGGCTTCTCAAGTGGCTTGGTTATGAAATGAGCACAGAGGAAGAGCAGATGTACAAAGGCACTCATCATATGTTCGATGCCACGAATGATGACGAAGACGATTATCCCGAAGATGGTGAAGATGAATGAGGGCACTGTTTAAGTACCCTGGCTCAAAATGGTCAATAGCCGATTGGATTATCGGCATGTTCCCCGAACACCACAGCTATCTGGAGCCGTTCTTCGGCTCCGGGGCTGTGCTGTTCAGGAAAGAACGCAGCAATATCGAGACGGTAAATGACCTTGATGGCGATGTGGTGAATCTTTTTGAATGGATAAAAAAAGACCCTGAGCAATTGGCAGATTACATATACATGACGCCGTATTCGCGTGATGTATACAACAAGGCCTGGGATGCCCAATACACCGAACGAGATTCTTTTATGAGGGCGGTGTATTTCTACACAAGGATGATGATGGGGCATGGCTTCAGGACTACCGGGGAGCGCGTTGGTTGGAAAAATGATGTGCAGGGACGCGAATCTGCTTATGCGGCCAGACATTGGTGCCAAGTGCCGGATATGATTATGCATGCAGCAGAACGGCTCCGAGGCGTTCAGATTGAAAACCAAGCCGCAATTAAGCTCATAGAAAGATTCAATTCCCCGAAGGTGCTGATATATGCAGACCCTCCATATCTTCTCAACACCAGGCACGGGAAACAGTATCGATGTGAAATGACCGAGACAGAACATGTAGATCTCTTAGTAACCCTCAGACAACATACAGGCCCAGTTCTCATATCAGGATATCCGTCACCGCTATATAACGACATGCTGCGAGACTGGCATTATGAAACCCGCAATGTCCACAACCAACTATCTGCCCCAAGAACGGAAGGTCTGTGGATGAATTTCAACCCATATACGAGGTGACACATGAAAAATCAACATACCAACTGCCCCAACTGTGGGGCTGTCATAGTTCCGGGAGAATTCAAGTGCTCTTACTGCGGTACTGTGTACTACGACATGAGTAACATACCTTTGCAAGAGCCTATCCTGCTGACTGTCAAAGTCCCTATGCGCAGAGGGCATCAGATAATTACCCAAAAGGTGTTCTGTCGAGGTGCAACAATAGACAGGGTTGGAGGCTATCTGTACGCTGATGATGTGCTTCAGGAGAGCACATTTGAAAACATTTTCACTTTGGAATTTGTTAGCCTCGAAGATCCGCTCAAAGTGGAAAAGGTTTATGAGGAGGAAGCACTATGATACTTGAACGCTGGGACTATAAAGCCAGAGCATATAAGCCTTATGAAATCCCTGATACATGGAAGGTAGGCGTGTACAGGGAAAATCTGTCTGATGAAGTGGACTGCGCTGTATGCGGCACAACCATTACATACGGCGAAAGCTATACCTCTCCGACTATTCACACTGAAATCCTTGGCATTGGGTACTGCGTATGCGGTAAATGCCACATGGAAGAAATGAAACACCGGCTTTCATTTGGGCCGGCAAATGCGGAGGCAGATAACGATGGCAATTAAGAATTACACCACGAAAGTGGACGTCTACACTTCCCTTGGTGAGATCCAATCAGCCCTTGCCAAAGGCGGGGCGAACAAGGTGATGGTGGACTATGACAATGGTGTCCCTGTAGCGGTGACATTCTCAATTCCTACTCCCAGAGGTACGCAGGGCTTTGCCCTGCCTGCCCCTGTGGAGGGAACTTTGCGAGTGTTCGCCCGGCAGAAAATAAAGGCTGACCGGCAGCAGGCCGAAATGACCGCGTGGCGAAATGTCCGTGATTGGGTGTTGGCTCAGATGGCTCTCGTGGAGAGCTGTGATGTGCCGGTAGACCAGGTCTTTCTCCCGTACCTGCGGAACTATGACGGAGCCACGCTCTACGATGTGTATGCCAATGGCCAGCTGAGATTGGAGGAGCACTGTGAGTAACTACGACGACTATTTCACTGCGGACGACTATCCTGATTATGATATGTGCACCTTGTGTGAAATGAACGGCGAAGACTATCACTATGATGAAAACGGAAAATTTGTATGCCACTGTATTACATGTCAATCGGAGGATGATGAATAAATGCACGAAATACTTTTCCGCGGCAAACGGCGCGATAATGGCGAGTGGGTAGAGGGATACTACATCAGAACATCGTGCAGCGAGATTGAAGCAGTGATTATCCCCACAAGCGCTTTCGCAGAAAGGAATAGAAACTTGCGGTTGGAAGTCGACGAGTGGTGGGAGGTTGAGCCTTCCACCGTAGGACAGGATACCGGCCTTAATGACAAGAATGGAAAGCGAATTTACGAGGGAGACATTCTTGATTGCGGAGACAGAATTACATATGTGTGTTGGCATAAATGGTGCGGAGCTTGGGATTGCAAATTCGTGAGGTACAAAGACAAATTGTGTTCCAACGGTATAGAAAACTCTGAGTGGAAATACCGCGCAACAGTAATCGGCAACATCCACGATAACCCGGAATTGCTGGGAGGTTGGCGATGAAAGCTGTAATGATGAGTGTGCAGCCAGAGTGGTGTGCCATGATTGCCAATCTTCTGAAAACCATTGAGGTCCGAAAGGATTTCCCTAAACTTGAAACTCCCTTCAAGTGTTATATCTACTGCACCAAAAGGCCGCCCTACCTTGTGCTTGGTGATGTGTTCCGCGGAAACTGGGAAACAGAGTACACAACCACGCACGGCTATTCCAGAGAAGAAGCTGACCGGATTTGGGGCACTCTGAACGGTAAGGTTATCGGGGAATTCATTTGCGATAAGATTTCAACTTATCCGTATGTGGAGGACGAATCCGATCCCGGTGTATGGCGTTATGAGATACCGACCTCCGAGGGAGAAAGAATCGGCCTTAAATATGATGAGTTTGCAGCATACGGGAAAGGCCAAACGCTCTACGGCTGGCACATATCCGATTTGAAAATCTATGATGAGCCGCTGGAAATCACGCAGTTTATCAAGCCTTGTCCTTACGATGAGATTTGCGAGTGCTGCGGTGAATATTTTGAAATTGAGGACTGCTGCAAAAATGCTGCTCTGCAGATCAGACGCCCGCCACAGTCCTGGTACTATGTAGAGGAAGGTGTTTTTAGTGCCTAAAAGCGGAGACAAGCTCACAGTAACCGAGCTTTTGGGAACTCCAATTCTGATTATCAGCCGGCACGATGATGGAGAACAACGGCGAAAGCACAAAAAACGCCGGATAAACAAAAAATGGCTAAAACGATACGGTGTGTATCATGTGCCTATAAAGCCCAACAGCGTTATTTACTTCCAGGGAAGGCTGATGATGACTTATCCCACATATTTGAAATTGAAAAATGAGTTAAAAGAAAAAGGGGTGCGTGTCTATAGCACCAAAGTACAGAAGCTCAAGGAGGCCTACCATGACACCAACTGAAAAAGCCCTGACAGTATTCTTTGCAGTAATATTTCTTGCTGCACTTGTAGCTGAGTGGAGGAAAATGCGATGAGACTTGTAAACGCTGATCACTTTCTTAATACTGCCATCAGAAATTGCCCTATAGAAGATGGCGGAATACCTATTGGGGATTTCGCAACGCATTGCAAAATACTCAAGCTCTACCCAACCATTGAGCCCAAATGGCTTTACCGTCTCGAAAGCACTTCGGAAGATAACGGCCTTTGGTATAACAGCAATAACGAGTTTGTTTGGGGCATTGGAAAATTGCCGGAGTGCAAAACCAAGGATTTGCCCATGGATTATGATGAGCGCTACCACAAGGACGGTCGCAATTGGTTCAGCTCGTGCAGCAGAAAAGAGAATCTGATGCATTGGTATAGCGTGAAAGATGCTACCGATTTGATTGCCAACGGCTTCGTTTTTACAAGGTATCTGGCAACTGAATATGTGGAGTATGAACTCGAAACTACCTTTATCAAAGAGACCTCCCTTGTAAGAGAAGAAATTAGCATTGAAGAATTGTTTGATACTGCAGAAAAACCCCGCTGGATAAGCGTCGAGGAAAGCCTGCCAAAGTTAGTGCCATGCACAGCCGGGACGGCATATTCCAACGCTGTGAACGCACTGACCTCAGGACGCAAAGTGATTACTGCGATTTGGGATGGAACTGATTTCATCGGAGACGCTGCGTTTTGGGAGGCAGAGGACGAGGTAATTACACATTGGGCACCTGTTCTTTTACCCCTTCCGCCGCAACTCAAGGAGCACGATACATGGGAAGAATAAAAAGGTTTCGCCCTCGGCTTAGAACGAGACTGTGGCGGCTTTTCCATCCTAAACAATGGGCTGAAATGCGAGAACAATGGCGCCGCATGTCCATTGATGAAATGCACTTCTACCAATCAGTCAAGTGGAGAGCATTGCGGTCAAGAGTGACATCAAGAAAAGAGGTATCCAAAATGTCTAAACGTCTAACAAAAATTGTCGCCGAAGGTGTCCCTATATACATAGGCGAAGACAGCCAACACGACACTGGGATTGTTGCAGCAGAAATGACCATCGGGCAGATTAGAAAGGTCCTCATAAGATTAGCTGAATATGAAAACCAGGATGAAGATACACCGGACACATGGATTGAGAAGGAAGATATCTACGACAATGGGTTCACCATCGATATAAAACGCTGGTGGGAGTGCCCCGGCTGCAGATTGAAAACCAGAGCTCAATATGATTATGATGGCAAAACTGTTGGCTACAATTTCTGCCCCAATTGCGGTAAGAAGCTGAAAAAGGAGGATAATAATGGCTGATCCCAAAACAATGCAAATGGAAATCAAGTGGGATACCCGCCTGTGCACCGTAAATGGTAGACCCGGATATTTCCACACATGGGAACAATGGTCTGAGGTTGTAGGTGAAAGCCCCTTGGTGGGTGGTCATCCTGCCGGTACCGTATCCTGCGTGTACGGTATTGTTGAGTTTACAAATGGGGTTGAGCGAGTCGACCCAGTATCAATCCAATTTGCGGATGAGCGCAACAGTATGATAGCTGCTTTTGAGAGAGCGTTCAGGAAGAAGTGCGGAGGTGAGAAAAAATGAGGATGTTTACGCGTACAAAAGATATTGATTACATAGTCAATATCCTTAGTACCCCCGCTATTCTCGGGCAGGTTGCTGAAGAAGCCGACGAGCTTGGTCAAGCTGCCCTCAAGCTCCAGCGCATTCTCATGGATGAAAACCCAACGCCGGTTACTGAGCCCGAGGCCAAGACAGCGCTCATAGAAGAAATTGCAGATGTATTTTGCTGTTTGGAAGCCATAGTGCAAAAGGTGGGGATTTCCTATACGTTAGATATAGACCCGCTGATACCTGAAAAAGCCAGGCGTTGGGCAGAACGGATCCTCGAGAAGCTGGAGGGTGTTCCCGACATAAATGTCGGTGACAAAAAGCCGATGCCTCTGTCGTTCGGAGAGGTAAAGGCGCTCAATGGCGAAAAGGTATATATTGCTGCCTTCAAACCGAAGGCAAATGAAAAGCTCCTTTATGCACATTTCTACGGCTCAAAAGAGATGGCGATAGAAGTGGTGGACGGAGATGTCAGGACTATTATAATCCCACTGAGTACATACGGCTCAAAATGGGCTGCATATAGACAAAACCCGGAGTGCCAGAGTCGGGAGGTTAACCAGTGAGCTATGATATTTCTTTCAAAGCAAAAATTGAAGGCACAGATGTATATGTTGACGTAGGCGAGTGTTGGGCAAATATCACATGGAATGTCCGCGACATGATAAAGGCGTCAACCGGGCTTGAGTGGCGTAACGAAGAAAACAATGGTCTTTGTTCTGAGGTAATTCAAGCCATAGGTAAAGGGTATGTTGAGCTGATTAACAACCCGGAGAGCTATAAGAAGTACGAAGCTCCTAACGGGTGGGGAACGGTGGAGGGAACGAAGCGGTTTTTCAGGAATATCCTTGACGCGTGGGATAAACTGAAAGAGAGCGACCCTGAGCTTGCAAAAGTGGCCGTCTTCTGGATAGGATAGGAGTAGCCATGCTTGATGCCAAGATAGACTGCGTTGAGGAGACCTATTCGCTCATAGTCGGTGAACAGAAAGTCGGTGAGGGCAGCCTCAAAGAAATGGGTGCTCTCCATGGCCAAATTGAAGCCCGGGCGAAATGTGTCCTATACCCCTACAATGAAAGACAGCCCACGGATGTTCCAGAGGGCTGCAGCTTGGAGCAATGCTCCACTTGTGACTGGAACCGAGACATAGCAATCAAACGGCGCGCTGGCGCCAGCAACACGTGATACCGCAAGGCCGAAGAAAAGGAGGTGACGCTCAATGACAGATATGACATGGCAGCAGCTCGATGACCATTTGACTCTTGTCGAGAAGCTGACCGAAGCAAGGGAACTCGTCCAAGGATTAAGGGCGTCGCTCGGCCTGAAAGCGCAAAATCTCAGCGGCATGCCAAGAGGCAGTGGTGTTGGCAATGTTGTGGCAAATGCCACAGTAGAGATTAACCGGCTTGAGGAACGGATTGAGAAGCTTGCTGCTTTGGTAGAGAAAAGCCAGAAACCCATTGAAGAATGGATAGACAGCGTTGACAGCTATTACACCCAAACCATTCTTCGGCTGCGCTTCCTTTACGGCCTCTCGTGGAAAGAGGTGGCAGATACGGTGGGCGGAAAGAACACTGTCGACAGCGTCAAAATGGTTTGCTATAGGCTCTTCCCACAAAATCCTGTTCCGTGATGTTACGCGTTGTTACTCCGTGTTACTTGATGTTCCGCAAAAAGCGTGATATATGTATACTCGCGAAAAACAAAATTCCTACATAGCTGAGGCAGTCCCTTCGGGGGGCTGCCTTTATTATTTCAGGAAGGAGGGCCGAGCCGTGTATAGCTCCTTTTGCACGGCCGCAACCTGGGCAGGGGCAGGATCGCCAACCGGCATCTGCAGCAGGCAAACTATTAAAAGGAGTTTTACCCGTGAAAAACAAATTCAAAAACAATCCCTCGTTTTATTATTCCATGAGCATCGCCGCGACTTGGGCGGGGGCAGGTTCCTTTATCGTGGGAACGCAGATCGCGCAGACAGCCGGCATCTTCCCTTGGCTCCTGTGGGCATTGGGCAACAGCCTTTGCTGTATAGTCTTCGGCCTGTTGGCTAACTCTTTCCCTAAGCTCCGCGCCGTGGCCATAAGCAAGCCTGTACAGTACCTTATGGGGCTGATGTGTGTATTCCAGATATGGGTCAACATGAACGGCATTTATGAAATGCTGGCACCGACCGTCATCGGCAGCAAAGCGGCCTATATCATTGTGTACATTACCTCCGTGTTCTTCATCCTGTTTTACCTGAAGAAAGCTACATTCAGGAATGTGGCCACCGATAACATGTCGTGGGTGCTTGTGTATGGCCTGATAGCCGTACTCGTTGCGTTCTCGATGCTGACAGAGGGTGTCCATAGCATTCCCACCGTGATAGAACTGCCGGAAATCAAAAGCAAGGCGTGGCTCTGCTTCACCCTGTCATTCGGTGCATTCTTCTACCCCACATTTTGGGAACTGCTTGATTACAACGATGCCAACGAGGACGGCACCTCAAAGGTCAATATGCGCAGGGCCTTTATCCATGGCGGCCTGCTGTTCGGCTTTTACCTGCTGTTCGTCCTCGCCGGTGCATTCACCACATATTCTCCCGCGGTGAGTCTGCTGAAAGGTATCCTGGTATCCCTCGTGGCGATGTCTTCACTGTCTTCTTTCCTGTATGGCGCAATGGTCAATTTCGGGAAGAAAGTGGGCGTGGTAATCGACCTCGCGGCCGTGGCCTGCTGGCAGCTGCTTGTCCCCATGGGCGTCATGGGCGTGTGGACTCTGATGCAGAATGTCCGCATCTGGATGGTAATGGCCATGTTCGCAATTGCCCTTGTGTGGTACCTCTCTGAAAGAAGGTGCCGCAATGCTTAAAGTCCTCGGAAGAAAGCAGAACAGCACCAATGCTGATTGGCTTGCAGCTGTTGCCGACATTGAACGGCTCATATCTGCAGAGGAAGTTGAGCAGTTCGCGGCAAAGGCTATTGCCGATATCCGCGTGGCCACCGCAGGCAAGAAAGCGGCCTACGGATGGAGCGGTGGTAAGGACAGTATTGTCCTTAGCAAATTGTGCGAAAGCGCCGGCGTGACCCGGAGTTTCTTCGGGCACTGCGACTTGGAGTTTCAGAGTTTCCTGAGTTGGGCGCTCTCCAATATGCCGGAGAACTGTTTGGAGATCACAACTCCAATTGGTCTCCGTTGGCTCTCCGAACACCCGGAGATGCTTTTCATAGACGATGCAAAAAGGCTCAACCGTTGGTACGGCATGGTACAGCGGCGGGCCTTTTCTGATTATTATGCCGCTGAGAAGCCCGACCTTATCATTGTGGGTCACAGGGTGATTGACGGCAATGTGTGCGGCGAGGGCGGGTACATCCGCAAAAAGTCCGGCGAGGTGCGATATGCACCCATTGCCGACTGGCCGCATGAAGCTATCCTCGGCTACATTCACTACCACGGCCTTGAACTGCCTCCTGTCTACGACTGGGAGGATGGCTATGTGTTCGGGCCTACGCCGTGGCCTATCTGGGGACACCCGAAAGACCATGCAGATGGTTGGCGAATGATACACAGCCTTGAGCCTGCCATATTGCCGGAGGCGGCAAAGTGGTTTGAGTCCGCCCGGCGCGTTCTCGAGGAGGTGCAGGCATGATAATTACCAAAGTACCTCTCAACATGCTCAAGGCGCCTGAAAAGAATGTGCGTATACACTCGGCAAAGCAGATCGAGGAATTCAAGCGGAGCATTGAAATGTTTGGCCAGATACGTCCCATCGTCTGTGATGAGGCGTACACCATCATTGCCGGAAACGGTCTGTACGCTGCGCTCTCTGCTCTGGGATGGGCTGAGGCTGACTGCTACATTGTCAGCGGCCTCTCCGAAGTGGAGAAAAAGAAACTCATGCTTGCGGATAATCGCATATTCAGCCTCGGAGTTGACGACCTTCAGGCGTTCGATGAGATACTCCTGGAACTCGATAACGACTTCGATATTCCCGGCTACGATGCCAGCCTCTTGGAGACTCTGACAATTTCCCTTGATGACGCGGACGATTACATATCCGGCTACGGCATCATTTCTGAGGAAAGCAAAGAGCAGATGCAGAGGGCGGCTGAAAAATACCGCGTGGAAGAAGAGGAGTTCGCACACTCCTACGAGGAATACAAGCCCAGCGCGCCGCTCCACCCACAGGAAAGCGTCTCCAACGGCTTCCAGCAGCCGGAGAATATTGGAGCATCGGTGGCAGAAAAGCCCGCTGGAGAGCCGCGGAACGAGTTGCAACGGCAGTTTCTCATCTGCCCCAAGTGTGGTGAGAAGATATGGCTATGAAAAAGATAGAGTGCGGCATGGACGTGGTACAGGCTGCACGAAAGCGCATAGTCAATGCTTTCTCCAATGGCGTGAAGATCTACATGGCGTTCTCTGCCGGCAAGGACAGTCTTTGCATGGCGCATCTGGTGTATGACCTTGCGAGGCGTGGCCAGATAGACCCGAGGCTGCTGGTTGTTATCTTCATCGATGAGGAGGCCATATATCCGTCCATGGAGCAGATGGCACTCCGCTGGCGTAAACGCTTCATTGGCATTGGTGCTGAGTTCCGCTGGTATTGCCTGCCGGTCAAGCAGGTGTCGATACTCCACCATCTGCAGAACAATGAGGAGTGGGTCACTTGGGAGCCGGGCAAAGAAAGTGTGTGGGTGCGTCAGCCTCCACCCTTCGCAATCCGTAGCTCTCCCTATCTGAACTACGCCGGCGAAATGAATTACCAGACCTTTGCGACACTCATTACCAGGGACGGCATTCAGCTCATCGGCGTCCGCGCCTCAGAGTCCATCCAGAGAGCCACATATATATCCAAGATGGACCTTTCAAAAAACGGCATTACCTCAAAAAATGCCATTTATCCCATATACGACTGGAAAGACAAGGATGTGTGGCTCTACATCAAGGACTACAACCTTGACTTTCCTGAAGCATATATAGACCTCTACCGCGTTGGTGTTATGAAAAACCGTCTGAGGCTTTGTAACTTCTTCGCGGCCGAGAGCATTGCCGGCCTGCGTTACATTGCCGAGACAGACCCGGAACTTTGGACGCAGATAGAACGGCGAGAGCCCAACGCTTACCTCACCCTGCTCTACTGGGACAGCGAAATGTTTAAGCGTTCCACCAGAAAGAGACGGGAGCTGGAGGGCGAAAGCAAGAAGGACTACAAGGCACTTCTGGAGAAGATGCTCCTGAAAGAGCCGGACAAGTACTTCACCAATGACAGCACCAGGCACACAGCCGCGGAATACCGCAAGTTCTTCGTACGCAACAGCATCTTCATGGAGGAGGGACACTTCCGCAGAATGCATGATGCTCTCATTGCTGGAGATCCGAAACTCCGTTCACTTAGAGCTCTGTACTCTCAGGTGTTCGGAGACTATGCAGATTATTCCCGGGCAACCTCCACAGCAAAGGGGGTGAAGACGTGGCAGAAATAAATGTCTTTGCTCCTCTGTCCTCTTTGCAGTGGGTAGACCGTGAACGGCTCAGAGCCAACGACTACAACCCCAACAAAGTCAGTGAGGATAATCTGCAGCTGCTCACTCAGTCCATTCTGACCAACGGCTGGACACTGCCGATAGTGGTACGGCCTGACTACACCATCATCGACGGCTTTCACCGCTGGACAGTCTCAGGCCGTGAGCCGCTGAAAACCAAGCTTGGCGGCAAGGTGCCTGTGGTTATCGTGGCACACACGGACGAGTCCGATGATATCTACGGTACCATCACTCACAACCGTGCGCGAGGCACACACCTGCTCGAGCCTATGAAAGCTATAGTCAAGCGGCTTATCGATGAGGGCAAGACCGTTCCTGAAATCAGTAAGCAGCTGGGCATGAAGCCGGAGGAAATCTTCCGTCTCTCTGACTTCTCCCGTGATGACTTCCTGCAGATGATGACTGAGGGCGCGACCTACAGCAAAGCAACCATTTTCAAAAACATTTAGAGGGTGATTACATGCAGCAGTATGAGAAGTTAAAAGTTTATATCCGCACAGAGAATGGACGCACTGTCTGCATGTGCCTTAAATCCAATAAAAGGTGTACCCGGAAATGTGAGGAAGACGAGGTATCTCGTGACCGATACAAGGGCTGGGAAAGCACCATGTCCCGCAACCGCTGGGGCAAATAAAACGATACCATACACTCAGTCGTGAAAGGGTGACCGCTTATGACAGCTCACCGACATTCGCCTCCTTTCGCGGTGGTGTCACTCTGCGGCTGTGTGTTCCCTTTATCTGATTGCAGGCCATTAGGCGGTGTCTTGGGTGAGGACTCCGCCTGATGTGCGCTGACTATCATTCATCATCAGGAGAGGAGGCGCGCGGTGGTGAATAATACCAAGCCAAAGACTTTGAAAGAGTCTGGTTTCTATCAGACAAAAGAATGGAGAAAAGCC